TTGTGGACCGCCCGCGCAAGACGCTGGCCGAGACGATGGACGAATGGCTTGCCGAGATCGAGCGCACGGAGCCGCCCGAGGCATTCTCGACACGCCTGCCGTCACTGGATGCCCTGACCGGCGGTGGACCGAAGCGCGGTGAACTCTTCGTGGTGGCTGCCGAGACATCTGGAGGCAAATCGATCATTTTGCAACAGGTGGCACTCGACGCGGCGGAAAAGCTCAAGCATGTGCTCATATTCTCGCTTGAGATGCCGGCCAAGCAGGTATTCGGCAGGATGCTGTCGAACTTCACCGGCCACCGGATCAAGACCGCTGCCGAAGGCATGATCCAACAAGACCTCGCTCGCATGCACCAGGCGCTTGCGGCGTTTAAACGAACCAATCTCCGCATCGAATCGGACTTTTCCGACTGGGAATCCATCGAAGCCTCTGCCCGCGAGGCACACGGAAAGGGCCAACTTGACCTACTAATTGTCGATTACATCCAGCTCGTGGCGCTCCGCACCCTCGGCAAGAACGAGACACGCGAGCAGCATGTCTCGGAGATCACCCGCAGGCTGAAAGGCTTGGCGCTGCAACTCGACATCGCCGTCGGCACGGCGTCTCAGCTCAACGACGAAGGCCGCTTGCGCGAATCCCGCGCGATCTCCCACCACAGTGACCATGTGTGGATCATCGCCAAAGGCGACGAAGGCAAGGTGCTACGCATAGACAAGAACCGCAACGGAGAACGCGACAAGGCGATTCCTGTCCGAATGCACGGACATATCGCCAGATTTGAGGAGGCAACATGACAGCCGTCCCTCCATTCATCGCGTGGAAAATGTGCTGGTCGAAGCGCCGGTTCAAGACATTCAAATCCGCCAAGAGCAATCTGAAATTTCTGATGACCGCCCGCCGAAACAAGAACCGCAAGCTCCGCGTCTATTTCTGCCCAGTCTGCAACAATTACCACCTGACCAGCCAAATCGACGAATGAAACCCTGCCCGAAATGCTACGCGACCAGCCGCGTATTCGATTCACGCCAAAACAACGAACACACCTACCGCCGCCGCGAGTGCAATAAATGCGCTCACGCCTGGACGACCTACGAGATCCACGGCGACGAATTCGACAAGATTTCCAAATATAACAACCTTAAAGCAGTAATCACCGAACACCTCACATGATTAACACCTACCCGACAATGCCCAGAGAGGCTGACCGGTTATTTGCCAAACAACAGGCCGATCCGCACTATTGGCCAGACATTGCCAGTGACATCGACACGCCAGAAGAAATCCTGGCTGAAGAAGTCGGCACCACGCCGCAGGTAGTCCGCCAGATGTTGGCATGGCTCCGAGAGCAGAGGCAGGATGCTACAACGAAGATCGAGTCGGACACGCTGGCACGCGCCTTTGCCGTGGCGGTCCCCAAAACGGGGAAGCTAAACACGGAACTCATCGGCACGCGATTCTTGGCGCTGTATTGGCTTCTCAACTCCTCAGGTGAGAGCCTGACCAAATTGGCTCAACGAGCCGAGATCAGCAAACAACTCCTCGACTGGCACGCCAATAAACTCGGGCGGGCACTCAATTTCCACGGATATCAGCAAAAGGCCGCAGCCAGTCGGAAGAACTACGCCGATGCCGCCAAGGCCAGATGGTCCGCACTTTCCCCAGACGAACGCCGACAACGCCGCGCCGGAATCGGCAAAGCACCGGCACCCAAAACACCAACCAACCTCGCTGCGCTCATCCGCGCTCGCTACCTAATCAAAGCCAATGCTTGACCTCATACTCGCAAATCAATCGTTCCAGAAAATGGAACAGCTCACCTTCTGGGAAATCCCGGAAGACACCACTCAGGAACAATGGCAGGAAGGCCACAAGCAACTCCTCGTGCTCCACCAAATCTGCAAAACGCTCTTGCCAAAGTCTCAGGCATTCGGCATCCGCCAGTTTGGCGTGGAGGTCTATATCGACGCCGTCACCGACTTCCAACTGGAATTCGGCATCGAGCCGCCACCGGAGCCACAGCAACGATTGGAAGGCGATGAGGCCGTTCTCAATATGCTGGAGCGTGGATTCCAGCGATGGGTCGAGAAGTCAGGCGATTACGAACAATGGGACCACGAACGCCTCAACCGCGCCCTGCGCATGCTTGAGCCTCTCGCTGAACAAGCTGAGCGAATCAAAGAACTTCTCAACCCATGAATGAAATAGAAAAACACAGCGCCATGCTGGGACAGATCGCGTGTCTGGTTGAGGAGTTTGTCACCGCAGAAGAGACCACCCTACAAGGCGTGGCTCATCTCTTAGCCAGGTATTTTGACCTACGAGCCAAGCAGGCGTGGGATTTCGTTGATCAGTTAAAGGAGGAAGCCAGCGATGAGTGACACTCCCGAGACAGACGCAGCTATCAAAGATCAATCAAAGTGGATGCGGCCATTTGTCTCCACTACTTTCGATGGAATCACATACGACTCCCCAGTGGCTTCGTTGTGCCGCAAACTTGAACGCGAGCGCGACGAGGCGCGGGAGATCGCCCACGACCTAGCCGTCATCGCTTCCCACTGCCTTGGCTCGCACAGCTTTTCATTAAGTGAAACATCCGAAAGAATTGCAGACACTTTGAAACGCTGGCGATCCACACAACCTTGCAAAAAGTGAAATGAATTGTCGCACTTTGAAATTGTCGCAGTTGAAAAAAAATGCCGGGAGCAAATTAAGATGACTCCTCAATTTGACACCCGGCCGTTGTCGTGCAAACAACGACAACAGGCTCGTGTCAAATCGAGCTATCTGCTGGGCTTCCTACGCATCGCCGTAAGTGGAGCAGACTCCAACCAACCCCATGCCCCGTCTGCGGTGTGCTATTCAAGCCAAGGAGCGCTGCAAAGTATTGCTCTCATAACTGCGCTGTCATTCAGATTGGGAAGGCAAGAAAAGGAAAGCCAGCATTTGGTGAACTCCCACCGTGGCGCAAATGCGCTACCTGCCACGCTATCATCGGCATGGCCGGCAAGATGTCAGGGGATTTGGTCAACAGGGATAGTGCTACAATTTGCCAATTTAGAAAAGAGAAAGGTTTGCCAACGCTATCAAAATCCCAAGCGACAAAGGCGGCATCTATTAAAAACGGCAAAGCGCAAAGAGATGCGGCAGAGCAATGGTGGAATGATAACTGGGGAGGCGTCGTCGATACCTACTGGGACAAGTGCTCCGACCTCATCATTGCAAAAATGAAGAACCCTGAGATCCCATTCAGTTCCTTATTTTACCATATGAACTTGGATAGAAATAGGAAGATAGTAAGAGACAGAGCAAGGCATAAATACAACGAATTAAAGAACATTAAAGACAACGTGTATTGGGTTAAGCATAAGCTAAAGAACGGGATAAAAAGAATCTACAGAAAAATAGCAGGCAAGAAGCAATTAAGAACCATAGAGCTTCTTGGCTGCACCGTCCTTGAAGCCAAGCAGCATATCGAAAAGCAATTCAAAAAAGGAATGACATGGGATAACCACGGAGTTGCTTGGGAGATCGATCACATCGTTCCTTTATCTGCGTTTGATCTAACACGCAAAGATCAACAGATGCTTGCAAATCATTTCACCAACCTCCGCCCATTGTGGAAGGCGTTGAACAGATTGAAGGCCGACAACATTACAGTCACGCATCAACTGAGCTTTGCATGACCTTTTTTTATATAAAAAAACTTAGAAGACTTCTAAAAGTGTTTGAAGCCAGCAGTTTGCCAGTCGCTCGTTGCTTTCCTGAGCGTTGCATAGTTTGACATCGTTGCATTGTCCGTGGGAATCACGGAATTAAGCAACGCACTAAGCATCGACAAGTCGGTCGTCTCCCGCCTCGTGAAAAAAGGCATGCCCACGACCTCCGTGGACGCTGCCCAGGCGTGGCGTGAATCGAACGCACCGCCGCGCGCCAAGCGTGGGCAACGCGGCACACCGCCACCGGCGCCGAAACTCTCAAAGGTCGCCGAACCTACTAACAGAGAATTCCAACAAAATTCTCAGATAATAGGCAATCCCACCGCTCCTATCTTGTTAAATGAGACCAAGCCTGTCGAGTCAGCAAACACTCCAGACCTTTCGTTGAAGCGAGCTATTGAAGCCGAGGATTCGGCGCACCAGAAGCGTAAAGAAATCGAACTAAACCACGGCAGCATTGAAGACTATAGAAAAGCTAATGGCGTTTACATTGCCGCTAGGAACAACCGAGTTAAAGCTCAGAAGGATCACGCCGAGTGGGAGCGTTTAATGCAAATCACTCTTTTAACTGAAGACGCAATCGCTATGTTTCAGCGAACATTTGGAGCGGCTAGGCAAGTAATTGATGTCATGCCCAAGGCAATGGCTCCGAGAGTTGTTGGCCAACCTCAAAAGGAAGTTGAGCGGTCCTTGTTGGAGTGGTGCTCCCGGCTTATCGAAACTATGAGGGCAAATGTATGGCCGAAGGTCTTGCAACCGTAGCCCAAGCAGTCGAGGCAATTCTTGCCCCTATCGACATTCGAACGGTTAACGAATGGTGCTCCGACGAAGTAATTCTTTCCGAACGACAGACACAATCTCCCGGCAACTTCAGCACACGCCTCACGCCCTACCTCCGCGAGCCGCTTGAGTGTTTCGGCGATGTCGATGTCTCCGATCTTGTGCTCGTCTTCGGCACGCAGACAGGCAAGACCACGATGGTGCAATCAGGCACGGCATGGCGGATCGTGAACAAGCCGCAGCCCGTCGTGTGGGTCATGCCGACCGAAGGCCTCGCCCGATCCTTCTCCGAGACGCGCTGGCTCCCGCTCTTTGACGACAGCGCCACGCTCGCCGCTCAGAAGCCAGCGGACCGGCACCGCTTCAAAAACCTCGAGCAGCATTTTTCACGATGCTCGCTCGTCTTCGTCGGCAGCAACTCCCCGGCGAACCTCGCCAGCCGTCCTGCCGGACTGCTTCTCATGGACGAGGTGGACAAATTCGCCCGCGAGACCGACCAAGAAACCTCTGCGCTCTTCCTTGCAGAGAACCGCACCAAGTCCTTCGTCGGCGCGCTTCGCGTCAAGACCAGCACCCCCACCACGCCAGACGGCGCAATCTGGCAGGAGTTTTTGAAAGGCACGCAGGAAAAATTCATGCTCGCCTGCCCGCATTGCCACGAGCGCATCGAGCTTTTGTGGGAACAGGTCAAGTGGGACACCGACGCGAAAGTGGCCGGCAAGTGGAACATGGCCCGAGTCGAGGAATCCGCGCGCTACATTTGCCAGCGGTGCCAAGGCGAGTGGAACGACGGCCAGAAGATCGAAGCCCTGCAAGATGGCAAGTGGCAAGCCACAAACACCAGCGCACAGCGAGGCTTTCGCAGCTTCCACCTGAACTCCCTCTACGCGCCGTGGCGCTCCTGCACATTCGGCGCGCTCGCCGTGAAATTCCTCCGCGACAAAGACACGCTCAACGGCCTGCAAGATTTCACGAACAGCACCATGGCCATGCCGTGGGAGCAAGTAGAGACCAGCATCGGCGACGCCAACATTCTCAGTCTCCGAGGCGACTACACGCGCGGCACCTGCCCCATCGAGCCAGCGCACATCGTCACCTGCGCCGACATCGGCCAGGACAAACAGCACTGGACCACGGTGGCCTTCGACGCCAACGGCCAGAGCTTCGTGCTCGACTACGGCACCACGCTCACCATCGAAGACTTGCTGGCCGACTCGCCCCGCCGCATCTACCGCACGCCCAGCGGGCAGGAAGTCCGCCCCGAGTGCGGCATGCTGGATTCCGGTTACGCCACCTTCCGAGTTTACACAGCCTGCCAGAACTCCGGTGGATTCTTCCACGCCGCCAAAGGCTCCGGCGCAACCTTCGGCAGCCGCATCGGCCGCACCGTCATAGACGACTTCCCCGGCGTGGTTTTGTATACCTTCGTCGACCACGCCATAAAGACGGAGCTTTTCATCGACCGCATCCGCAACGGCAAGCCCCCGCTCGCCATCCCGCGCGACACCACCGAGGACTTCCTACGCGGCATGAGCGGCCAGCGCCTCGTTCCCCGCAAGACCGCCACCGGCCAAGAGTTCGTGTGGAAATCCGTGGCGCAGGATCACTACATGGACGCCGTAAAACTCTGCCATGTCGCCTGGCACATTTTAAAAAACTAACGCTGTGAAAAAATCCCAACTCTGGAAAATATACTGCGCAAAGAACCCCGCTTTCGAGCGAGATGGAAATATTACTTTGTCAACGCGCGGCCTGCGGAAGTTGTTTGACCAGACATGGGACTACGCATTCCACGAAGGCGAAGACGAGATCGAACACGCGCCGGTAAACGACTCAAAAGCCGTGGATGATCTGCGCAAAATCTTCGGCATGTTCTGAGCAATTCGGTGAGCGCACCGACATGATCCCGACCATTTTCGTGGCGTCACGAAATTGGTCCCCGCCCGCCGCGCCTCTCCACGATGCGCAATTTGGCGGGTCTTTTTTTTGTCGGAAAAAAGCATACAGATTTCCGACAAAATTTTTATGATTTATACCTCATGCGGTATAAACAAAGCATATCCTTCTTGCCGTATATCTCATCGGGTATCGTTGAAAAAACAGGGTCGTTTTTTCAACATGTTTAGAAAGAAAAAAGCATTTAGATTTCTTTCAAGTTTAGAAAGTGCCGCGCGAAACCAAGCCAAGCTTGAACTGCCGCGCGATTTCTAATCGCTCCGTGCTCTCCGTGTCCTCCGTGGTGAACCCATTTTGACACGCCCGCCGAGGCGTGACCGACCTCGACAAAATCTCCGGCGTTAAATCCTTCCTGCGCCGCACCAAGACAACGCAGGAACTTGAAGCCCTGGCACTCGCCACCTTTGCCAGCGCCACCGAGGAAGTTGTCATCACATCGCTTTCAAGCGACGGAACCGGCACCGGCGGGCAGGTCTCTTTTCCAAAGTGGCTCTTGCTTCAGGCAGTCGAAGACATCCTGAGCGAAGGCCCGAACGGACGCCAACTTTTTGCCATCGCCGACCGCAGCAGATACGGCACCGCCGTTTGACACGCCGTCAGTGGCGTGCCGTCAAAATCAAAAAAATCAAGTTGGGGAGGAACCCGCACAGGAGCTGGTCGCCCGCGCAAGCTCGACGCAAAAGCAGCGGCATTTGAAGCCGCGCAACCATCGCTAAATCGCGGCCTCGTATGGGTGCCGACCACCGACCCCAAGCGCGAACTCACGGCACACACGCGGATGGAAATCCTGCGCCTCGCGCGCTGGCTCTACAACAACGCGCCACAGGCAACGTATATAGTCGAGCACCTGGCACAGCGCGCCATCGGCACCGGCATCGTCGTGCAGCCGAAAACCTCAAACGCCGCGTGGAACAAGAAGGTCGATCAGTATTTTGAGGATCGAAACTGCGCAGAGGCATGGGCATTCGACGCCGGCTCTCAGGTCAATTTTTACACCGCGCAATCTCTCATCCTCCGACAGGTCGCCATCGACGGCGACTTCTTCGCGCAATTTTTAAAGACAAAGGAAGATGCCGCCCGTGTGCGCTTCATAGGCGGCGAAGCCATCGGAGGATCTGCCAGCTTTGGCAACACAGACGACTTCACGCACGACGGCGTGCGCCTTGATCAATTCGGCGCGCCGTCAGCCTACACAATCGGCGGAAAAGAAATCTCTGCTGACCAAGTTTTGCACATGCGGCACATCCGCAGGCACGGACAGCCTCGCGGCGTCTCGTGGCTCCACTCCGCAGTCTCAAACCTCCGCGACATTTCCGAAATAAACGGATTCGTCAAAGGCGCATACAAGGCAGGCGCGCAAATTGGCTACATGGTGACCAGCACCGAAGTCGCCAAGATCGGCCTCGGCGCTGGACTGAAATCCACCACCAACGAAGTTGGAGACCTCGCCACAAGCGACCTCCCGAACGGCATCCTCCTCCCACGCCTCAAGCCAGGCGAAAAGCTCGAAGCCTTCAAGAACGACATTCCTGGCCAGACTTACGAAGCCGTCATGCGCGCTCTCCGCTCGGATGTCGCCTTCGCCATCGGACTGCCGCCAGAAGCCATGATGGTCAATGTCGGCCTCGCTGGCACAGAGCAGCGCGCCGTTTTGGAAGTCACACAGAACTTCCTCGAGCGGCTTCAGCAGATGGTCATCGATCAGTTTTGCCGCCCTTTTTACAAATACTGGCTCTGGCACGAAATTCAGGCCGGACGCTTGGAATACCCCGGCGACGACTGGTGGCGGCACGAATGGCTTGCCCCGCGCAAGATCACCGTGGACAGCGGCCGCGATGCCCGCGCCTACAGCGAGCAACTCGACAAGGGGCATCTCTCCCCCACGCGCTTTTACAACATGCAGGGACTCCGCGCGGAGGAAGAAGAGGAGGACGTTATTCAGACCTACGTCCGTCGCAAACTGAAATGCGAAGCCCTCGGTCTCGAGATTGAAGAGGTCTTCCCGAACAAACTTCACACGCCCGACACAGCGTCGGTCGATCCCTCATCCCCGCAAGAAATCACCACACCCACGCCACAACCATGACCACACCCACCCCGAAATTTTATGCTTTGGAACAAACCGGCAACAATGAAACCACTGTCACTCTCTACGACGAAATCGGTGCTTTCGGCGCAGGCAGCAAAGAATTCCTCGCTGACCTCGGCAAACTCTCAGGCCAACACATCCACCTCCGCATTAACTCGCCCGGTGGGTCCGTGGTTGAGGGAACGGCCATATATAACGCCCTCCGCAGGCACGAAGGCGGCTTGACCGTCCACATCGATGCCTTGGCTGCGTCCATGGCGAGCGTAGTGGCAATGTCCGGTTCACCGGTCTTTATGGCCGATAATGCACTCTTGATGATCCATAATCCTTGGACCGTCTCCATGGGCGAGAGCAAAGACCTCCGCAAAGAAGCCGACCTTCTCGACAAGCTCAAGAGCACTCTCGTCAACGCCTATGTGCGGAAGACCGGCATCAACGCTGAAGAGATCGGCGCGATGATGGACGCTGAAACCTGGCTCGATGCAGTCGAAGCCGTCGCACTCGGATTCGCCGACGCCATCGAGGAAGGCGTTGCCGCAGCGGCAACAGCAACCCCCGAAATGCTCCGCGCTCGTTTTGACAAATTCGCAAAGGCATCAAGCTCTATGAATACACCCGAAGTCATCAC